AAACCCGGGAACTGCATTTGTCCGTGCAGATGACCAGTCATTAATTGCTAGTGGCGCACTTTGTATTGATGCAAGTGCTAACCTAGCAACAATGGTTTCCGATCTATATCCAGACAATCACGGAAGTGCTTCTCTATCTGAGTCATTTATGGTTGTAAATGATACACTATACCTAGTCGCTGGCCCTGATGGTGCAGCAACAAACGCAGGTGATATCGTTTCAGTTACAGCAAGAATCCGTGCGAGGGTGGTCAAATTGTCGAGTAAGGACTGGATGGCCATTGCAATTCAGTCGACAGCCTCAGATAACTGAGGTGGATAGTGTGGCTAATGATACACTTGCTGAAGTTATTCTTGCTGCCTTTATGGCGGGTGTGGCTTCCACTGCAAAGGCTGAGGCTAAGAAGGCTGGAAAGAAAGCAGTCAAAGGCTCTATTGAGGCTGGAGTTAACATTGGAAAGTCAGCAGTGCTTGGAACCCCAATTAAACCAAGAAAGAAACCAAGAAAGAAATCTGCCTACTCAATCGCTTACGGAAAAAACTTCAAAAGATTAGCACCTGATAACAAAAAGAAAGATGGATCGTGGAAAAAAGATGGTTTCAAGCGAACCCAGAAAGCAGCACATGCAGCAACTAAGAAGGAGATGAAGTAATGCCGACAGAAAAGACATCTACTAGAGCACTAACTGGCGACAGAATACTTACACAGAATGTTCCTTCATATGCTGGTATATCTGATGTTACTTTGGCATGGTCAGAAGCAAATGGTTGGCAATCTGTTGGTAGTAGTATTGGTGTATCTGGATTAATGTATGAAAATTACTTTGATTTATCTGGTTATGAACTAGACGATCTAACTTTAGTTCCTATGGCAGCGAAACTACAAGATGGTATGCCTTATTTCTATACTCCTGCTGTTCCTGCTAATACTAACCAAGGATTGTGGGTTGTAGATATTATTAGTCAAGAAAGATTAGATCCAGAAGTAGTATGCACTAACATTGCAACAGCAAACAATTTACCGGGTCTATCTACAACTAGAGATGAGTTTAATCAATTAATAATGTGTGATGCTAGATTCATGGCATTAGATACAACCATTGGTGCAACTACTCAGTTAGTAACTACAACTCGTGGACAGTTTGGAAGTTTATCTCCAACCGCGGTCGCTAAACTTTGGACTTATCGATTTGTATTAGTTGGTAGAGGAATAATGGGAATAGATCCAAACGATGAATTATCAATACCCGGAACTAGATTTGTTTTGGCTGCAAATATAATCAAAGAAGAAGAACTCCCATACATGATGAGACTCAAGCGTTCTTATGAATTGGCTAATCTTGGGTGATTAGATGATTGTTAGGTTGCAGATAGATGCAATTTTTCAGCAACTGCGGAATTTTACTAATCAAAACGCTAGATTGCGAGCCCCGCGAATTTACCAAGGGTTTGTTTTTGAAAGAGATTTAGATCGGGAAGTTCCTTTGTTAGAAAGAGAAAGAGAATATCCTAATCGATATGATGAACCAGAAGTAAATCGAAATCCAGAATATCCATTCCAAGATTTTAATTACGGGCCTTAGAACTCAGAAAGTTTTCTTTGACCTTTTCCTGCTTCCCAGTCTTTGATAGCCTTGGTAACATAAGGAACGCACATCATACAGATAGCGTGATGTTCTCCCGGATTGTGTCTGCTGGGAAAGAACTTGAAGGTTGCTTGCATATATCCGATCTGTTTACAACAAAAGCATTCAAACATTATTCTTCCTCCCTTAATTCAAGTGCATAATGACGATAATATTCTACCTTGTTACTAAGTTCAGTAATCATATCCATCTGTTCTTGAGCCCATTTAGCAACAGAGGGTCTATCGTCTGTCGACCACTGATATTCATAATTATGTAACTCTTCTAATGCTTGAATAATGGTTCTCAATTCATCATATCTAAAATAATACGATGCTGTATAGTTGCCATTGTCTTCTCTGTTGTTTCCTACGCTGTATGCTTTCATTCACTTTCACCTTCACTTTCAATTACTGGGCTATACATGCTGCAATCTGAAGCATGATGACCTTTCTGTTTGCATAACTGACATTCATAATACCAAGGAACTTTGGGTTTTGCTGGTAGATCAATAGTTTCTACTTCATTATTCATCGTGTTCCATTCAATTAGTCGTGCTTCAACCCACGAACTAAAAGGAATATCAGTCTCATCAACTAACTTTTTTCTAATTAGATCGCCAATTGGGCTTAGGGATATGGTTCGGTTTGCCATAAAAAGACCTAGAGAGTATCACCTATAAGTATGTACGCATCGATGACTTTGTATAGTGGTACTATACATAGGGTGGTTTGGGTGGGAGAAGATAGTAGTGTTCGGGGCGGCTCCGCCGCGAAGATTCAATCCGGTTTTGTAGATCGGGCGAAGAAAACAGTGTAGTTTATACACCTGCTTTACTTGGGAAACCCATGGCAACAGCAAAAACAGGTAGTTTTTACCTGACAGAAACAGTAACACTAACAGCAGGAACGCTTAACGGCGCAAGGCTTCAAGGCAGCATTGATATGGGTGCATATGTCAATGTAGCAACAGGTCAAGCAATTGCAATAGACCAAGTTGATTTCGTATTCCAAAACGGTACAGACTTTGGCGGAAATGTAAACACAATGCTACAAGCAGATGGCTCAATTACAGTTCAATTGTGCGATCTAAACCCGGGAACTGCATTTGTCCGTGCAGATGACCAGTCATTAATTGCTAGTGGCGCACTTTGTATTGATGCAAGTGCTAACCTAGCAACAATGGTTTCCGATCTATATCCAGACAATCACGG